GAGTCGTTTGATAACCCATTCTTGCCATGGTCGGAGTACCGTAATGTCCGTTGGAGGTACCTTGTCTTGTTTGTACATTTTATGTATTCCCTGTATTTGGAAGAAGTATCTAATCCCCAATCCAGGGTCGATGTGAATTGCTGCTTCCAAATCGGTCTTTGCAGTCTCCATGATCTCCTGCATTTTGCCGGATACGGCACCTTTTTTAGGAGTTCCCATCTCCAGAAATGGCCCGTCCTTTGTACAGTATTTCTTGTTGTCCTCGTCTGATCCTCGAGCGTTTTCAAAGTGGGCTCTTGCTCCTCCTGGTAGGTAACTTTTCCAGAATTTGAGTCCACAGGACTTGGATTCTTGATCAATGTGGATGAATCCTTGAAGGTGAGGTGTTCCTGATTCTCCAATCTCTTGTCCGATAACCATGTATTGTATTTTAGCATCGTTGAAGTCTTCGAATGCTAATATGTCTTCCAATGTGTAGTTGTTTATTGTAAAACAAACTCTATTAGATCTCACTCTGGCCATTTTGACTTTCAGTAGAATACTATATAGGAGACCACTGGACCACTTTTCTTTTATAGTCGGTCGCGGCGGAAATCCCAGTATTACCCGCCGCGTCTAGCCGCAGGCGTTTACCTGTCTTTCCTTTCAGTATGGAAACGCGCTCCGACGCAGCAAGACGTGCGTTAGCGCTTGGTTTTTTTCCCGCTCTCGCTTTTAATCAGTTGAGAGGAAGAGGTCCTTGGACTTATTCGCGTTACGCTCCCTCCGTTATTGGTAAAACAGCTTTAGCTTCTGCAGCTGCCGCAGCTTCAATGGCATATGGCGCGTATCGGTTGTCGAAAGGTTTTCGCAGACGTCGCATTCAGCGTGCTGCGCGCCGCAGGATTTCTCGTATCACTCGTCGCTTGTATCGCCGATCGAGACGAAGTCGATTTCTTAGACGGCGTCGCACCACGGGACGCCGCTTCTTCCAACGTGTAGGACGGAAGTCCAGTATTAAACCACGCATCAACAATGATTATTTCCGGTATACCGTTAAGGTTAAGATTGGAACTGTTTCTATCCGGAAGGATTCTGCTGGAGAGTCTCAGAATAATATCAGTTTTTTTGCTGTCAATGCTCTTAGATTGTTTGATCGTGTTCCTAGTCACGTTTACGCTTTTGAAGAGTTTAAGATTGGAACCATTAGATGGTCCATTGAACCTAGAACTGTTTCTACATCGAATGCTAATTGCCGTGTTAAGGGTGAATCTTTACCTTATTGTTCTGTGTCCCGCGTTCATGTAGGCCACGTTGATGTTGGTGATGGTGATGGCAGTAATCCGAACTGGTCTTCGACGCCTAAGAAGCAAGGTGGTCAAGCTAATATCAATGTCGACACATTGCGGACTATGCCCGGACAAAAGAAGTTTGCTATTATGTCTAAGAGGCCTGTTATTTTATATTCTCGTCCTACCGCCGTTGTGCAGCAGCACATGTTTGAGGATTCGACTAACACTACTCTTAAGAATTTTACGGTTGATCGTAGCCTTGGGTGGTTGCCTTTTACTGATGACGCCAAGCAGCAGTATGTAGCTGCAATTTCTGTTTATCGGCCTATCTTTGATTCTACCTCTGAAGTTGAGGTATGGTTTGATGTACATGCTGAGGCAACTATTTATTTCCGTGGTTATACATCTTTAGTTGAACCTTCTGTTCCCCCTGTGCCAATTGATTAATAAAAAACTATTTTAAATATAAGAAACGTTTATTTCATTCCAAAATTCATCATAATCAAAATCGTCCAGATTTGCAATATCCGGTACTATATTGTCATGTATTTTGCAGCTGATTTCATTGCAGCTGTCTAGTTTCCAATGTTCGTCTGAGATTTCGTCCAGGCGAAGTATGTCCCATCTATCTTCGGATAGTTTGTCCAATGGTGGCTCCTGATTCATCATGACGCAGATTTTTGGCTTCCTAAAGACTTTGCATCCTCCCATGTACTTAGTACTCATGAAATGTCCTGATTTTAGCGTCTCCATAAAATTCCATGGGAAACATTCTGGCGTGTTGCATCTTGCCATATCGAATATAGCATATTTGTACTTGTCTCCTTCAGGGTAGTTGTTCATCAGATCTGCTTTTTTTCCACCTGAAAATATATATATATATTACTGTCCGTCCGTCGCTCTGCGAGCTGACACTCACGCTCCCGCAGGGGTGTGTACACGGATGGCCCACGGCAGGGCTCGTTGTAATAAAAAAATATAGGGGGGGTTTGGGGGGGACGAATGAACATATTTGCATTTATGTTAGTCCCCCCCGGGTTGGAGGGGCGGGGGGGGGGGCTAACATATTTGCAATTATGTGAATTCCTCCCCCCCATTCCGCGGGGAACGAAGTGGGCGCGCTTACCTTCACAGACCCACGCTTCTCCTTGTGACATCAGATGGGTTGCGAGACAACTCTTTCCTCTTCCTCCTTTCCTGTCCACGATGAAAAGTATCTTTCTATCATCTTGTTTATCGAGTCGTTTGATAACCCATTCTTGCCATGGTCGGAGTACCGTAATGTCCGTTGGAGGTACCTTGTCTTGTTTGTACATTTTATGTATTCCCTGTATTTGGAAGAAGTATCTAATCCCCAAT